ATGCCACACCCTCCGCTTCAAAGCACTGACGCGTCACGCGAGAAAATCGCAACGCTAGTCGGTAAATGCACTCTCAATTTTCAACGCTACGAACTGTCGCTTAAGAAGCTCTTACCCCTTCTTGATCAGACAATAGATGTGTCTGGTGTGAGAGCGAAGCAGTTTGCTGACAACTCGACCCTTGGCTTGCTGGTCACAGCATTTCGCTCTGTCGCTTTTTCCTATGAAGACCGATGCGAAGCGACCGACCTACCAAATAAGGCCGGGGCTCGGCCCAGCCTGAACATTAGGTTTAACCAAGTCTTTGGGACTGAGGAATCTTACGTTGCTCAGCTGGAGTCATTAGAAAGTTTGGTAAAGGAGCGGAATTACCTGGCTCATCACTTCCTCGAAGATTTCAGCCTCGATAGCGAAGATTCGTGCGAAGGAGCTGAGCTTTACCTCAACAGCTTACTGATGCGCACCAGGGAGTGGCTAAGCGAGCTTAAGGGCTTCGCTGAGGATATGGAACGAATGCGAGTGGACGCAGCTCAGCTATTCACCGATCCGAACGTGGCCTGCAGATTGTTTACTTTGCCACCACGCAACCGCGACGAGTGGAGCGCGTTGGATGAGGTGAAAGCGCTCAGGGATGCCGAAAAGCTCAGAGCGCCAGACGGCTACACTGATCTAGCTAGCGCAACCGCATACCTACAATCTCGAGGCATAAAAGCAAACGCTTTTCAGCAGATTGGACTTAGCAGCTGGCAGCAGCTTGTTGCCGAGTCAGGTTGCTTTGAGATCATCAAGAGAAAAGATGAAACCTCGGGAAAGTGGGTTCGCTGGTACCGATCAAAGCAGCTCAGGGCTGAGTAGCTTTCTCCATTACACCCAGTTGGGAGAGTGGCGAAAGCCGCAGTGCCGATTCCAGATGATCCGGCGACAGGTGCGCGTAGCGCATGGTCATCGTGATCGACGAATGTCCCAGGATTCTTTGCAAGCCAAGAATGTCGCCACCGGCCATCATGTAGTGACTGGCGAACGTGTGCCTTAGGATGTGGGTCATCTGGCCCGGTGTGTCGAAGCCGCAACGCTTGTAGGCACACCGAAAGGCCGACCGGCAGGGCATGAACAGCCGACCGTTTCCAGGCATGCCCACCTTCAACGCCAGATCCTCAACATCCTTCGGGATCGGTACGGATCTCGACTGTCGATTCTTGGTTCGGTGGAAGTGAGCCTTGCCACCGTAGATCGCGGCACGGGTAAGCGACTCTGCTTCATCCCAGCGGGCACCGGTAGCCAAGCAGAGCAGGGCGACGGGGTAGGTGTGATTGTTGTTGGAGCGCTTGCACTCTTCGAGCAACTGGCGGATCTGCGGCAGCGTGAGAAAGGTCAGCTCTACCTGATCGGTCTTGATCTGCCGGACATTGGCGAGCGGGTTCTTTCCTACCCAGGCACCGAGCCGGATCAGTTCCGAGAATACGGCGGACAGGTAGCGTTGCTCATGGTTGACCGTATGCGGCGACGCCACTTTCAACCGTTGCTGCCGATACCGCGCCCACGCCAGTGCGTCGAAGGATGAGGCGAGTGGATCGCCAAGACGTTTCGCGATCGCCAGCGTTCTCGACAGACGTGTCTTCTCGTCTTTGAGCGTGCAGCCGTGCAGCTGATGCCAGAGGTTCACCAGATCCGATAGCCGATCATCCAGCGGTCGCCCGGTTTGTGTCAGGCTTTTAAAGAAATCCGTTTCGTAGCGCTGGGCAGCGGCCTTGGTCAGAAAGCCTTTCTTGCGGATACGGCGTCCGCTTCTCCCGTTTTCGTAGAAGTCAGCCGTCCAGGTCTTACCGTCCTTGCGTGCCGTCATATAGCGCGACCCCATCGCACATGCCGTTCCTGGAGCAGGTTCTTTATGTGCTTGTACAGATCACGCTCCGTCATATCCTTCGAGGCGTAGTGATCACGAATCACCGGCCAGCATTCCCATTCCTTCAGTCGATCAAATGCGGTTTTAGCGCCCACTCGCTCCCGTGCCAGCAGGCTTACGAAGTTTCCCAGAAACAGCTCCACGTTCTTGCCCGAGAAGCCCCGTGAAGTCTTGTAGTAGCGCTTGTATTCCGTTTCATCGACCAGCGAATCGACCGGCACATCGACACGAATATCGTCGCGGATCAGCGTCCAGATGGGTTCGAAATAGCCGGGGCGGGCGAGCAGCTTGAATTGGCCCAGCCCGTAGCGCCACAGACCGTCCAGATGGGCTGAGAAGGCGGCATAGGAGTCTGTGTCGATAGCTTGGCCGGTCTTCGCGTCAATCGAGCCGCTGGCGAACTGCTGGATGACAGAGTGGTGATAGCGCAGCTCGATGCGCCATACGTCCTGGGTCGGGTCGTAATTGTCGGGGTCGGCTGAATCGAACGAATCCCGGCGACGCCAGACGCTTTCCCAGAAGTCGAGCTTATCGGTCGCGCGGGCCTGTTCGGTTTTGTTGTAGATGCAGAGCTGGACGCCACCGGCTGAGCCGAACATCGACGTTTCGCCACGACCGTAGACGCTCGACTTGGTGGCCCACTCAATCTGGTTGATGCCCGTGATATCCCGGTGCGTTCTGGCGCGACAGTGCAGACGGGCTACCAGATCCACCGGTGGCTGCCAGCCCTGGAGATCCAACGCCAGATGGACAGCGCACTGGTTGCGTTCGCGGTGGGTCATCACGGCTGCGGCGTAATAGTCCATGCGCTCTTGCAGGCGTTCAGGCGACAACGCGTCGATGGCGTGCGGCGACACTTCGATTTTCAGGTGTGGGCCGATCTGGTCCAGCTTGGCGTTGAAGTTCTTGATGAGCAGGATGAACCCGAGGTCAGCATTCTGGAGCTTGTACTGGTAGCCCGAATCCCGGCCAACCCGACCGGCATGCCAGAACTCGCCAGCGAACTGGACCATTGCGCCCGGTTTCTCAAACAGCGCCATGATCTCGGGACGGATCAGCCCGCGGTACAGCTGGCGAACCGTATCGACGCCGCAACGCAGCAAGCGGACCTTGGATAGATCGACTATCCGAGCGGTGCCCGGGTCGACAAATAGTCTGCTTTGCGAGTCTTCCAACCCGGTCATGAGGTCGATTCGTTTGAAGTCCTTATTGGCCATTCCGTTTTCCCCTTTACTCTGGATTACTGTGGTTGCTTAGTAGTGGTTATCTGACGTGTTACAGGGACGTCAGCGCGCGCGTTTGCACGCCGGCTCGTGCCTCGCCGCGCGTGCAAAGAGCGCGGAGCGCACGCGCGCTGACGGTCATCACCACAGGAATTGCCCCTTCTCATAGGGCACCACGACCACGGACGAGCCTTTAGGGGCTGACTGCAGGCCGCTAGCGACCGCCTGTTCAAATGTCGGAGGCGGACTGCCGGCGTGCATCGGCGCTTGTGGCGGTTCTGGGTCGGGCTTGGTGTCGTCGAAGTAGCCGTTCTGCACGACCGACATGCAGAAGCCGAACGACACATCCAGGCGCGTGCCTTGCTGGGTGTTACACCGGCACCCCGTCAGCCCTTCATCGCTGTCGCCGACCTGCATGCGCTTGTAGTTGCGGGCGATCAGGTCGCGGTCGGTGGTGGCGATGCACACGGGCTTGGGGAAGGTTTGCGGTCCGGTCAGTGCGTCATACACCGGCGCCGATGCCGGCAGGTCCTGCACCCTGGGCACGCGCTTGCCCAGGTACTGCTCGACGGTGAGCGGCGCGGCCTGTTCGGTGTCGGCACTGGGCCGGATGAAGGCGCCTACCGTATCCCGCACCTGATCGACCATGCTGCCGGCCGGCGCGCTGGTTGCGGTCGCGGCTTGCGCTTTCTCGGCGGCGTAGCGCTCATAGGCGCGATAGACGAGGATGCCGGCACCGACCAGCACGCAGATCGCCAAGATGAACTTGGTCGGCACCTTGGCCTGGAAGTGGTGCTTGGCGTTGCTGCTGGTGTACGCCCCGAAGTAGCGCTTATCCAGGCGCAGCGACTTCTTGTCCGCGTCCTTGAAGCTGGTTTTCAGCTCGACCTTTTCCACCACCACTTCCGACTCGAAGCGCAGCAGCTGGGCGGACTTGAACACGCGCCAGTAGTGAATGTGCGTGTTGCACAGCCGACGCAGGTGCACATCGAGATAACGCGGGTCCTGGGTGACGAGGTGCACTTCGTGGCCCTGGTGGCGCATGGTCTCGAAGCGGGTGATGTGCTCCGGTGGCCGCGCCCTGGGATCGCGTGAGCCAAACCAGCCCTGCGCCTCGTCGACGACGATGATCGAGTCATTGGGCAGCTCGAACCACTTCTCGGGGTCTTCGAACTCGAACCACTGCGCTTGCAGCTGATCGGGCTTGAGGCCGTTGATGTTGTGGTAGTAGACGACCCGGCCTTCAGCGTGGGCCTTCTGGTCCACTTCGCGGATGGTGTTCAGGGTCTTGCCATGGCCGGGCTTGCCGGTACGGATAACGAGCATGACGGCGCCTCCTTATGCGTCGATGGAGGTGCCGCCCGGCTTGCGCCAGACCTGACTGCGGCGACGATCAGTGGCCTTGTCGATCCCGGCGAGCATGAAGCGCGTCGAGATGGCGGCGAAATACAGGTTCACCACCACATCGAACTTGGCCAGCCCAAGAACACCCTGGATCACCGGCCCGACATCACCCATCAGGCCGAACAGGTAGTCCTGGGCCTGGCCGATGATCAGGTTGAAGCCCAGGTAGGTGACGAAGCCGAAGCCCAGGATCTTCAGCACCATCTTCACCAGTGGGCCGAGGATGATGACGAGCATCTGCACGATGAAGAGAAACTGCATTACTGACCTCCTACGCCGCGACCCACATACAGGGCAGCGAGAACGGTAGCCACAGCCACGAACAGGCCGCTCAGGTCACTGGCGGCGCGACAAAGGGGCTCGTAACTGATCTGGAAGGAGCGCCCGCCACCGGTGCGCAAGCTGAAGCTTTCGGCGCTGGGGCAAGTGGCAGGCAGAAAGCGAGTGCCCTGGTTGACGAAGGACGGCAGCTGGATCTCGGCGCCTTCCTCGAGCTTGAACTTGTCGCCCTGGACGGCGGATTCGATGGCCGGTTTGTGCTTTTCGAAGTCGGCCTGTTCTTCGGCGTGGCAGCGCAGTTCCTTTTGCTGGCGGAGGATGGCGCCCTGGACGGCATCGCCGACGCACTTCACCTCGGCATCACAGGCTTCGCCTTCTACGCCGGGCTTCTCGCACTTGTAGGGGTCTTTGGCGGGGTCGCATTTGCCGTCGCCTTCACCTTCACCTTCACCTTCACCTTCGCCCTCACCATCCCCTTCGCCGTCTCCCTCGCCTTCACCATCTCCCTCACCGTCTCCATCACCTTCACCTTCACCGTCGCCATCGCCATCGCCATCGCCATCGCCATCCTCGTCGCCGTCACCATCCCCTTCGCCGGGTTCCTCGGTGTTGTCACAGCCGCCCACCTCGACCTCGGGATCACATGGCGGCGGCGGTTCCTTGCTGCAATAGGTGCCGTTCCAGGCATATCCGTCTGGGCAGTTGTTATCGGGATCAGGTGTTGGGGTTTCGTCGGGGTCGGTTTGCTGACCGGGATTGCCCGGTTCCTTGCGGGTGTCTTCGTTGCACTCAATGCCGTTGCCGGTGTAGCTGTAAACGCCGAACACGCCGGGCGGGTTGCCGCTGCTGTAGACGTAGACGTTGCTGGCCGGGGTGAAGCCGAAGGCGTATTGGCAGCTATTGGCGCAGACCGAGCCAGGCGGTTCGATCACTGGCTGACCAACCGCTTCCTTCATCTTGTGTTCATGGGTGACGACCTGGCCGATGGTGGCTTCGCAGCGGTTCGGTGGCGGGAGGCATGCGCCGGTTCCACTGTCGTACTCGCCTGAGCACGTACCGAAACGCTGGATATCGAAAAAGAATGTCCCGTTGTAGGTGCCGGCATCATTGGTAAGCGATAGAACACAGCGGGCGACGGTTGGACTGGTAAACGAGTAAGTCGAGCCAATGGCCCGATATTGCGGGTGTGTATAAACCGGGACAGCGGCGGAACAGGCTGCCGCGACACTCGGGAACAACTGACTGCGATAACTGACCGGCAAGACATTCGCACTTGAAATTGCTTTCCAGTGGTGGTCATCCGCGTTGGCTCCGCTACTCCACAGTAACGCGAGCAGTACAAGGCTTACGAGAAATCTGGTCATCCCTACACCCGCCCAAAAAACACGAGATAGAACGCCAGGGTGGTGAGGATCAGGACGTACAGTTCGTAGCTCATGGCGTTTCCCTGGAAGAGAAAACCCCGCCGGAGCGGGGTTTGTTTGCTTCGGCACATGCAGTGCGCAAAACCCCGGTTACAGGGCGCGGCGCATGTACTTGAACGCCATCGCGGCGATGATCACGGCAAACACCGCCCAGCCGATGGTGCCGACGTCGGTGCCGGCGGTATCCAGCGCCGCGGTGGCTTCGGCCGGGACGGCCGCGTAGACGGAGCCGGCTACAGCCGAGAGAGCGACGGCAGCGCCAACGCCGATTTTCTTGATGAAGTGCTTGTTCAGTTGCATGGGTGATACCTCACTGTTTCAGGGCTTTTTTCAGGACCAGGAAGCCGAACACGGTGGCGAACAGAACAATCGCTTCGCCTTGCAGCTCGGAGACTTGGTCCCAGGTCAGTGCAGAGCCGTAGAGGCTTTGCATTTCCTCGACCGTGAGGGCGACCAGCGAGCCGGAGCAGATGGGCGAGCCATCGGCGCCTTGCAGCCAGTCACCATCACAGGCGAGGAAATTCATTCGCCGGCCTGCTCGAGGTCGGCGGTTTGTTCGGAAGGTTCGCAGTCAGGGCAAACAGCGAAGTGGGGCGGCAGGCTGAGGTCGGGCAGCAGGTCGCTTTGCGGCGCGGGCAGCGCCATGAGCTTGCCCATGTCGTTTCCGCAGCAGTCGCAGTACACCCGGTCATCGATCAGCATGGCCGCCCCTCCCGGTTAGTTGGCCTTGGCCGGATCCGGCTGGGTGCCGGCTGGCTTGGCGGTCGGGGTCGGTTGCTGGGTGGGCTTGGTGGCCTGGGTGGCGGGCTTCACCGATTCCAGATGCAGGCAGAGATTGTTGCCCTTCTGTTTGCCGGCTCGGGCAATCTCGAAGTGGATGCGCACGGTTTCCAGCGGTTCGAAGTTGGCGCCCGAGGCGAACACTTCGTCGGCCACTTCCAGGGGAACATCCATGCTGACGATGGACAGGCCGTTTTCGGTCTGACCGTCCGGCTCATCGCCATAGAAGACTTTGACGATTTTTACTTCGCTGCCGTTTTGGCTGAAGGCGAGTTTCTGAGTGCCGAGAAATGCAACTTCCATAGTCGAACGTGCCATCTTGTGTTTCCTCAGTTAGTTGCGCGTTATTGCGCGGTTTGCCTTTTTGCGGGCCGAGAGAGCCCGAGCGGAGGAACTGTTAAAGTTCGCCTCTTGCCTGGGTTTACGCGGCTTACAACAGGTTTGTGGTACTAGTTATACACGCTTGGAAAAGCGTTTTTATCGCAAATATATAAATATTATTAGTTGCTGTTAGTTTGTGGATTACTGTGGAATTAACTGGTTTCTAAACTTGGCCACTATTAATTCCAACTATTAACACCAAGGGCTCTGCCCTTGTCATCCCGCTCTTGCCGCCGAGGGCTCGGGAGCGCGGGGCGGTGAAGCTGCCCCACACTCACGAGCGGAGGCTGCTTCTGTTCGTGCAAGGTCAAGGGTGCGCTCCGCCCGTGCTTCCGTTCGCCGGATCGGTGAAGCGTGATCCGACGAGCCGGGAGCGCGGCCCTGGACCTGTTCGGCTTCGGCGGGGGCGGTTGGTTTTAGCCCACCAGCTCGAACGGTTCGTGAATCGGTACGAAGGGCGTTGGCTTGCCCGAGTCGTAGATAACGCTCCACCACTTCGCGGGGCGGTCGGGTGGCGTGTGCTTCTCGCAGATAAAGGCCGGTTCCACTTTCCACTCCGAGAGCAGAGGCTTCCAGGCACCACCGACGCGGCCCATTTGCAGCGTGCGAATCGGCCGCGCAAAGGCGGGGCGGCATTGGGCGCAGCGTGTGGACGGGGAGGGAGCGGGTTTCGCCATTTCGCGTCTGGACCAGCAGACAGAGCAGTCGCAGTCCGGTGCGTGCAGAGGCTTGCGGCCATACGTCATAGGTCATGCCTTCGCCGTTGGGAGCAGTAACGATGGTCATCATGAGGCGCACCATTCGCGGCTGATCTGGAAGCGCTCACGGGCGCTTTCCTGGGCAAGCAGTGAGTCCAGCGGATCGTCCGCGACGATCTCTGAAACCACTGCATCTATATGGCGATGGCAGTCAGTGCGCGAAATGCCCTTTTCCAGAACATCCCACTTCACGCGCTGGCTTGCGCCGTGCAGGGAGGCGATGCGCAGGGTGCAGGGGCGGTTACTCATCGGCGTAATCCCCCTGGCAGAACACCGACTTGCCCCGCTCGATGTCGCGGCGAATGCGGTGCAGGTTGATGACGCGACGGCGACCGATCTTTACCGTTGGGAGGGTGTAGGTTTCCACCCAGCCGCGCACCACGTCTTCGGTGATCTGCTCGACGCCCATCATCTCGGCCAGCACGAGCTGCGTGCAGAACGGCGCTTCTCGGAAGCTGACGATCCGTTCGGCTTGGCCTTCGATGGTTAACCCCACTACTCCAGACTGTTCCATAGCTTTTGCCCTATAATCATCCAATCAACCACTAAGTAATACTTACTAACAGGTGTGCATTATGAGCCACCTATTACTGAGTACAAGCTACTAAGTAGATCATTTCGGAATGATAAAAGAGCGGCTTATAAGCCTTTTTGATAGCAAACGAACAAGTGTCTGGTTTGAGAAAGAAACCGGAATCGACCGGTATCGGTGGGGCAATATCCGCAACGGTAAGGCGCGCCTTTCTGACGCAGAGATCGAGGCTGTCGTGAAGGTCTTTCCCCAGTACGCTCTTTGGCTTGTCACTGGGACCACCGCACCCGAGTGCGGCCAGACAAGCCCCGAATACGATGAGGCCAGCCGAAACTTGACCAATCCAAACGCGGGATAGCGATCACGAAGGAAGTAGCTAGGCGCTGGTATGCCCGATAAAAGTGGGAAGAATCAAGACGTGCCACGAAGGCCATAAATAATCAAAGGCTGTAAGATGAATATGAACCTATCAGAGGAGATATTTGAAAAGTCCTCTCCTTGTGACACGACAAAACAAAGCCATAGGGGTAGCTTGATTAGTCTATTCTGTGGTGCCGGCGGCCTCGATATCGGATTCGAGCATCGGGGATTCCGTGTTGAGTTTGCGGCTGATTTCGATGTCGCCGCGATAAAGACTTATAATAGAAATCACCCTGGCAGTCGTGGCCAAATATTAGACCTTCTTGATAATTCTTTAGAAGATATTTATAGCCGGGTGATAAATTCGATTGGTCCAGATAAGAGCATTGATGGAATTATTGGTGGCCCGCCATGCCAAGGATTTTCACGCGGTAATACAGCCCGCTGTCATACCGATCCAAGAAATAAACTCGCATTAAAATATGCCGATATTGTTAACGCATTCTATACGAAGTCGAAGCTCAAGTTTTTCGTGTTTGAAAATGTCCCAGAAATAAAGGCAAAAAAGAATAAAGAGTTTCTTGAGCTTCTAAGGTCCTCGCTTTCTATTCATTTTAATATTTATGAGCAAGAATTGAATGCCTCGGATTTTGGGGTGCCGCAGAATAGAAGGCGATACTTTATTGTAGGTATTAGCAAAGATATTGACCAAGGTGGATATGAATTTCCCCACTCGGATAAATTGGAAAAAAGAACGGTTGGCTGTGTGATACGCGGCTTGCCACAGCCAGCTTATTACAGCAAAGAACTATTGAGGGCTGATATACCTCACCATCCAAACCACTGGACTATGCGGCCGAAGTCTAAAAAATTTGACACGGGCGAAATGCCCGGTGGCGGACGTTCGTTTATTAAACTTGATTGGGAAAAGCCAAGCAGAACGGTCGCATATGGGAACCGTGAAATTCACGTCCACCCTGACGGCCGACGCCGCCTTAGCATATACGAAGCAATGCAGCTGCAGTGTTTCCCTTCCTCATATGTACTGGAAGGGAGCTTGAGCGAGCAGGTGAAGCAGGTATCTAACGCTGTTCCTCCACCGGTAGCGAGTGCTATCGCGAAAAGTTTATTAAAGCATCTCAACATCTAAGGCAACAGCATGGAAAGCAGTTACGAATCAAATGTTGAAGCAGAAGTGCGGATAAATAGCGAGCTGGAAGACGCTATCACTTCTGGCAGGTCAGTTAGTGCGACGCTAATGACCGATGAAAGAGTGTTTGCACGTATCACTGACGGGATATACAGAGACCCCGCTTCAGCAATTCGAGAGCTGATTGCTAATGCCTACGACGCAGATGCAACAGAAGTTCGCGTTGAAACTGACTGCCCAAGATTCTCGAAAATATCCGTGCGTGATAATGGTCGGGGCCTTACAAAGGAAACTCTCGCCCATGTTATATGCCATATTGGAGGTAGCCTTAAACGCACCAAAGATGGGCAAAAACATCAAATATCGAGTGAAGACGACCCTACTAAAAGCAGGGCAGGAAGACCACTGATTGGGAAGCTTGGGATTGGGCTTTTCTCGGTTTCACAGATAACGCACCATGTTGTGATCATATCGAAAACCAAAGGCAGTAAAAAAAGAATTTACTGCGATATGTTATTGATGCCTCAGTCGGAAGCCATCTTGGAAAAAGAAGATGGGCAGAAGTTTGTCACCGGCAAGGTGAATGTAAAGTTTATCGACGCGGAAGATGAGGATTATCAAGGTACAGAAATTATCCTCCTTGATCTCAGGGAGCATGTTAGAGAAGCTCTTCTTTCTAAGCTCACGTGGACATCTATTCGTGAGCAAAGAAATAAAGATAAGAACGAAGATGAGGATGGTCTTGAGGATATCTTCGCTGAAGAGGAATATGGTGGAAATTTCTCAGTAAAGGAGCCTATTTATCACATTGGTGAAATAGATGTCGATAGTGGTTCAGTGCTGACGCCCGAAAATCTTCCGTGGAAGAATAGCGCTCCGGCAGAGCTGAAGTTTTTTAGTTTGGTCGAGAAGGTTTCCGAAATTTCTGATCCTGATCGGTCTTCTAAAGGGCCTAGTATTCAAGAGCACCTTGATTACTACTTAAGGATGCTGTGGGTGTTGAGTCTATCCCTTCCTGTTCCTTATATAAAGAAGCACCCGTTTAGGCTAAGTAATGCCGATAATATAAGTCTTTATCAGATAGATAATAAGGCAAAGGGAAGCGCGGTTGAGATTTCGCTTCCTGATGGTGTCTCTATAGTAGATAAGTATCCATTGAAATCTACCATTGAGCATGATTTGCCGTTTGATGTCTATGTGGATAACGTTCTTCTATTTCGTCCGCTCCAATATGGAAATTTCTCTTCTATAGACCACGCAATCTCAAAGCCTCTCCTTTTCATTGGGCGAGCTAAGCCCGATCTCAGTGACGTTCCTGAAAAGTATAGGGGCGGGGATCTTGAGTTTGAGGCGTATCTTTATTGGAATAAGAAGGTAGTGCCGAGAGAGCATAATGGCGTGCTTATCAGGATTAATGGCGCGAGCGGAACGCTGTTTGATGAAAATTTTCTGAAATATCAGATTTCTGAGCTGACTCGACTTAGGCAGATCACCGCTGAAATTTTTGTAGTTAAAGGGCTGGATGCCGCTCTGAATATCGACCGAGAGTCATTTAATATTGCGCATCCGCACTATTTGATTCTCAAGAATTGGTTGCATTCTGCTCTTCGTCAATTGATGAATAGACATAAGTACTTGTCTCAGGATGTAAATAAAGAAAGGTTGCAGAGCAAGAAGCTAGAAACTTTCACATCTCTGTCGGAAATCGTTATTCGTCGCTCCAGTGAAGTCGGGAATAAGGCGGCAAAGTCGGTTTCTTACGTAAAGGATGGGAGTGTTGACGAACTATTTGGCTCGGCTGAGAAAAAAGGGATGGAGTTAAGTGCGGATCGAGCGTTAGCCCCTCTTGCGGCAGAAAAGCCTGTTACCGCAAAGGATAGGCTTAAAAAGGCACTTAATGAGGAAAAAGCTAAGTCGTTAGCATCTATTCTCAGTCTTTATGGTATTGATGAGTTTTTGCCAAAGAGCGAATTTGAAAATCTCATCTCTGCAATTCTTGAAATCATGATTCTTGAGATTAAGAAGTAAGATATGGATATCACGAGCGCAGCAGTTCAAGACCCATGGGGCGATGATGAAAAGCTTGATGTTAAAGGTATCGCCCCTTTTAATGTCGAACATACAGAGCCTGCAAAGAAAAATAATTTTGCTCCGTGGCATAAGCCTAGAAAACAGTGGATTCGAGATAAGCAGTGGGGTGCTACTGTTTCAGCTCTTATAGATAAGTTAGGTCTGAGTAAGTCGGGAAGGCCTCTGAATTATCTTAGTCTACCCGGAGTGGATTTGCTCGATATTAGAGCTCTTGAGGAAGTTTTCACTGAAAAGAAGGTTAAGTTAAAGTTTCTTGGTTTAAATTATATTGATGAAAGTGATGCCGAGCAAAATGCAGAGCAAAATCTCTCTCTTAATGAGGTACGCTCGCTGGATTTTGTTGAACAAGAAAGCGTGGTGATCCCGGAGCAGTTCGAGAAGATATCTGAGGACGATTCAATTGCTAGCGATAGGGTTCTCCGGGAGCACCAGTCCTTTGATGTGGTAAATATTGATCTGTGTGCCTCCTTTGCCGATAAAAAGCCTGGTGGTGCTCAGGGAACTCTTTATGCTGCAATTTACAAGTTGCTGAAGCATCAGGCCTTCTATAGGACGGAAGATTGGGTGTTCTTTATAACCAGTCGGACAGATAAAAAGAAGGTAGAGTTCGCAGCTCTGCGGAAGTTGCTGGATAGGGTGCTTAACACTGTTAATGAAGAAGTTGCTCGATCCTATATCGAGAGAGAATCGAAGATATCATTAGATGCTCTGAGATCAGATGATTTCTCTGTTGATTCTTTATCTGCTCTTCAACATAGGTTTTGTTTTCTATCTTCATTTGGTATTTGGAAGTCTGATGCTTTGCTCAATGGTGAGGGCAAGAGCAAGTCTATTATGAAGGAGGTGTTGGGTTATCACGTTGAATCTACGGATTCAGTCGCCGATATGGTATCTATGGCATTTTGGTGTTCACGTTTGCCTCTAGTTGCGGCCGATGACTCAGGACTCTCAACTGCAAAAATTAACCCGGATGCCCCAACTCCTGCAGTTATACATCAACAACAAGCGAAAAGAGCATTTGAGCGTTCTCTGAACTGTAGAGATCTAGACCTTTACCTGACCAGCAATCCGGCTGACTATCAATTGGCTTTGGAGCGCTCTCGGTCTCTTTTGAAGAAGGCGCGGTACGCGATAGACGAGTATGAGCCTTGGTTAGAGAAGCAAAACGAGAGGATTCAGGCACTACTGCATGCCGGCATGCAGGACGGGTGACTACAGCAACAGAGTTTTCTGCAAAGAACTGGTCTAGCCAGCATGGCGGAGGGCCGAAAGGCCCGATTTATGGGGCATTCTGGCTCAGCAAGGCGCTACGTCGGTGATTCATAATGCTGATGTCCCAGGTTCAAGTCCCGGTGTAGCCACCAGACAAAACAAGGGGTTAGCGAAAGCTAGCCCCTTTTTTGTTTGTGCCGGTGACTACGGCTCGCTAGGGCAAGGATGCTATGAAGAAAATCGCTTTATGGCTCTTCAGAGCCGCTGCGGTCCTGGGTGCGCTTGGCTGGCTTGTACTTTTCCTGTTTTGCGCGGACTGTCTGTTTTTTCTCGAGCCAGACCACAGCCGAACACACTGTTTCGCTGTCCCCCTCTATCTTTATCAGCTGCTGTTGTTGCCGGCGACTGTGTTATCACTCGTTTCATTTGTGTGGCTAACAAGTCGACAGCAGAACGCGACGCTGTTCTTCATCATTGCCCCTTTCCTGCTCGTTAAACTTCAGCTGTTCTGATTCTGTCCGTTAGCTTCTGTTTGAAGTGTGTGCCCTTTCACCGGAGGGGGTAGGCGCAGTGCCGATTCCAACTCATCCGGCGGACAGGTGGCGCATAGCGCGTGGTCACTGACATGTGTCCCAGGAAACCTGATGCCTCCCTCTCGCTTAGTCGCCTTCCGCTAGACATCCAAAGGCGCCTGGCCAAAGCTAGCCGCCTTTTTCGTTCCATCTATTTGCTGTTCCGTTTACCGAGGTAAACCATGCCTGACCGTTTTGATGAAATCCGTGCCGAGCGGGATGTTCGTTCCGTGGAGCCGTCCGTTTACAACCGTGATCCCCACGCCGGATTGTGGAAGCAGATCGCGTTGGGGATTGTGGTGGGTTATCTGGCGTTGGGCGTTTTGAGTGCCGTGGGTTGGGCGGTGTTTGTGCGGTTTGCGTTGGGTAGTCTGCAGATTGCTGTGCCGTGA